AGAAACATATTAATATGTCCCATAGCAGGACCTGGAAGTCCTACAGCATCTAAAAATGCTGGTCTTAAATCAAAATATCTTTGTGGTTTGTATTTTGCATCTGAAGAGAATTTTTTCTTCAGAGCACTAAAATCTGTTTTTTTAATTGCCATATATTCTTTTTTAAAAAGATAAGAAAAAGTGGGCACATTGTATATTAATATGCCCACATATTTTTAGTTAAATTTAGAATGGTAATTCTTCATCGATATCGTCGTCTTCTTGTGGGTCAACAACTTTAACATCTTCTTTTACTTTTGTTTTCGAACCACCCATAGAGACTTCACCTTCTTCTGAATTTGAATAGACGTACTTTCCAGCGTCAGAATCCCATCTTGGTGTTTCACCACGAGCAATTGCTTCAAGATATTCTGTAGCTTTTTTAGAATAAACATCTTCCCAAGTAAGTTCGTCCTCAATCCATTCAGCCATAACTTCAGCATCTTCGTGAACTGGAGATGGATCATCATACATAACTGTTTGGATGACGGTATAAAAAGCACCTTTTGGGGTTTTTGCTTTTGTTAACTCAAGAATAAGATCTCTTCCTTTGTCCGCATCAGCAACATCACCTTTTGCTTTATAGATAGGAATAATTTTATCAAAAATTCCTTCTTGTTTGTAGTTGTGTTTGAATCTCCAGAATTTAACACCATCTTGTTCGTTATCACGGTCAATAACCTTAACAATATAAAACTTACGAGGTTTGTATTGTTTTGCAAGTTCTTTGTCAGATTCTTTACCGGTAGACATAAGAACATCGTAAACTTCACTTAAAGGTGAACGTTCATTGTCATTTTTTCCTGGATCATAAAACTTTTGCCATTTACCATCAACCAAGATTTCGTGGAACCAAACTTCCTTAAATGGTGATGAACCGTCCGGTGTAGGTAGGATGCGGATTTTCTTTTGTGCTTGCTTTTCGTTGTCTTTAAGTATTGCAGCAAAATACTTTTTCATTCTGTCTTCTTGAGACATTTTTGTTCCAGATGAATAATCTGGTGATTTTGAGTTCTCATACTGTGAGAGAACTGCGTCTAAAACATTGTTTGTCGCCATATATATTTGTTTTTAAAGGTTTACAATAGAAAGTATAATTAAAATTTGTGTCGCAGTCAATAATTTTTTAAACATTTGAGAGGGACACGAATGTCCCTTCCAAATTACATCATATCGGTGTCTTCTTCATTGTCTTCGTAATCGTTAAATGAATCTTCGATTTGACTCGGTGAATATTGTTCAACATCATCTGTTGTCAGTACATACTCATTTTTTCCTGATTTTTCAATATCCTCTTGTTTGTCTTCAAAAAAATCAGATAATTTTTGATTAAAAGGTCCCGAATCCAAACTTCTCAATTCAAGTTTTTCTTTAGCAGTTTTAGGTCGATATTTTTCAAAAGTTGTTTCAAGATTATTTATTTTTGAAACTAAATCATCCATCTGTGCCAATTTATCTTCTAAACCTTTTAACTGTGTAAATAGATTATCAAAATATTCTTCTTGTTTATCCTGGATTGTTTGTTGTGTGTTTACTAAATCGGTAATATCTAATTCTTCAACATCCTTTTCTTTTCCTTTATCGTCTAATTTTTCAACATCCGTATCAGCCTCAACGTCAACTGGTGTTGGTGGAGCTTCAGGGACTGGTGGTGCTCCTGCCGCAGCTGGGTCTGCTGGTGGTGCTCCTGCCGCAGCTGGGTCTGCTGGTGGTGCTCCTAAATCACCTCCTGGTGCCGCAGCTGGGTCTGCCGGTGGTGGTGGTGCATCTTGTTCCAAAATGTAATTATTTATTCTGTGATATTTTGATATTTCTTCTAAAATTTTTTCGTCTAATTTCATTTTAACCATTTAATAATTGTTTTATACCTGTTTTGGTTTCAACTTGGATTTTTTTGTTTGTTTTAAGGGTGTTATCAACTCTTTCAATTAACCCATCTTTTTCCTTAACAACATAACATTCACCTGTGTCTAAATCACAAACTTGTTTGGTTCCGTTACCCATATCTTTTTCGCTAGTTCTGGTATTTTTTCCTAAAAAATTATCCAGTATTAATTTTGTGTTCATATTTTTTTATTATAAATATCTTATAAGTTGATAAAATTTATTATTGATTAGAACTAATTGCATCTAATAAATTTAATCCCTTGATTGTTTTGTTTGTAATTATCAATTTATCTTGTTCGGTTATGTCTTTAAAAACATTTTCACTTCTCACTATTGGCCATTTTTTAATAAAAATTTCTACCAAATCATTAGTGACTTTTTTATTATCATTAATATTATCTGTAAGTGAACCTTTAATTGGATTAAATTTAGATACAATAAAATCACAAAAACTATCTATTGATGTAAATTTAACTTGTGGTTCATTTATATTATTACCTTTTGTTACACAAAAATATTTTTTATCAATAAATGTTATAAATCCTGGACCATAAGTATTATTTAAAGAAATTGATGAAAAATTATTTTCATACCCTTTGAAGCTTGTGGCATCGCCTGAATCTAAATATGTTAAAACAAAACATGCTATAATAAATTTATCTCCAATTGCACTATTTGTATCGACACCAATTCTTTTTATTGCTTCTTTTAACTTCTTTAGAAACTCACTAGCATTTATTGTTTCTAATTTTGGTGCGTCAACATTTGTAAATCCTTGATATGTTGGTGAAATATTTTGTGAACAGTTTTGATTATTTGTTAAAACATCTTTACCGGTAACATTTGACACAACTGAATTAACTTCACTTATAACATTTGTATTTGTTGTTTTAGTTTGTTCATCCCTTTTCTGTATTTGATCCTTTATTGTTGAAATTATATTAACACTTAATGATTGGATGAAATTGTCAATTTTTGGTAAATCATAAAATGGTTGTCTCGAACCAGTGATTGATGTTTTGAACTCACCTTCGTTTATCGAATGTGATATTTTGGTAATCATATATGGACCAGAAAACATTGGTATATTTCTTAAATTAAAATACATCATTGGTTGCATTAATGCATTTCCCATCATATCTATCGTACATTCGTATGACCTATTTTTATAAATATTATAAAGTGAAACGCTTTGTGAACCAGTTGTTCTATTTCTTGAAGAGTTTGCCATTTGATTAATCATCTGTAATGACTCTGCTGTTGGTTTACCAACACTTTGTTGTAAATTAAATGATTCGAATATCTGTTGGTTTTGATTACTGAAATCAACATTAAAACCAACAACTTTATTAGATTTGTCCCAGTTATTTTTATTAAGTTGATTTTCTAAAAGTGGGTTGTCGCTTGCTCTCCTTAAATCGAAAGCGTCGTCTCTAAAACGATAATCAACATTATCTTTCATCCCTAAATGGTTACTTGGTACACTTTTGTAATAACAAAGATATTTTGGTGATGTGTTTCTGTAATCAACATTTAAGAAAGTTCCCCATACGGAATTTGCAAATTCTGTGGAACCTTCGGCTTTTGGTACTGGATTTTTTACAGCGTCTTGGACATTATAAAAATTACTATAATATGGTAACGGAAAAAAATTGAAGTTGTTTTTCAGTAGAATCGTCTTGAATAGGTTTTCCATACTATTAGATGGTAAGAAACTTTCAATTAAATCTTTTATTATAAAAACATCAACAAAAACTTTTTGTCCAATATCTCTTGATGCTCTATCAACTAATAATATATCTTCAAATAACGTCTTATTTTTCAAGTCATAACCTGAAATCCAAGTATCATTAAGTGATTTAAATGAATCCCATAATTCATCTCTACTTTGATCACCAACTAAAGGTGCTTTGTTTTCGTTTCCTTCTCTACTTATAACAACATCTGGTAATTCTTTTCTAACCGCCGTCATCAAATTATCAATAACATTATTTAAATAAAGTTCACAAGTATCCAAATATGTATTCATTAGTGTAAAAAACTTGGACACGTTTATTGTTGGGTCTTGTAATTTTTGTGTGGCGTATAATTTTATTATTGGTGCAAAATCTTTAACGTTCTTCTGTGTGAATTGTACATTCATATCCACAAAAAAATCAGTTATGTATGAACCATTATCGGAATATACGAGTTTTGGTATTTCTGAAAATCCAACATAATATTCTAAATCTTTCCAAGTTTCTGGATATGCTGCTTTTGATTGTGCTAAAGTTACAGTACCTCCAGATGTTGGTAGAAAACCAGACATCCCTTGATTATATCCTTGATACGATATTGGGTCCTCAATAAATTTTGTTGAAAAGGTATAGAACAACCTTTTGTCAAACATTGTTGGGTTTCCTAATTTTAACACGACATCATAACCCATAAGGGTATCAAATATTTTTTTGAAGTTTTCTTTTTGTTTTTGAATAACTTCATCAATCAATCCTTCATTTCCTATATTTGTTGGTTTTTCAATTTTAAAAAGTAACCTCATTAAAAACTGAAAATTTTTAATCGCAATTTCTGTTTCAGTTTCTTCTCCTTCATCACCAGGAATTAATGTTTTATAATCGTAAATTGACTTACTAAAATTTAAAAATTCTTCTTCAAAATAATCCAAAACTTCTGTTTCAAATGTTGTGAATATTTCTGATATTTTAGTATACTCACTTTTGTCACCACTTAACAAAAAGTTTTGTTGTTTTACCTTATCGTTGAATATTTTTTTAAGGTACGAATCTGGGTCTGGTTTTGATAATTTACTATTATCAAAATAACCATAATTTGGTGCTCCCCAGAATAATCTTACTGTACCATTAAACAATGCTTTATTATTCGTAACCTCAACTTTTAATTTATTGTTTTTAAAACACTCATCGTTTACTTGATTTTTATTTGAACCAAAAGATGGTAGAACATAATAACCTTCATCATTTGTTTGTTTTGATATCACCGACCAAGGGGTTAGGTTCAGACCTCTATTTGAATTGTTTGGGTCAAAGCCATTATTTTTAATAATCCTAGAATTTATATTTGTTGATAATACTAATTTTTTATCGTTAATTAACGATTGTATTTCACTTTGACCAAATCCAGTTGTTTGTGCGTTTACAACAAAAAAATCACCAACGTCTGTTACAAAAAATGTTGCACCAGAAATATTTTGTGAATTGTTTATTGAAAATAATGGATTTGGGTTTGTTGAGCCAGTTATTACACCAGTAATCTGTGTACCAAATAAAATGTTACTACCCGCAATCTTTTGATTTAATGATAATGTACCACCAGTAATTGAAACAACTTCTAACACATTGTCAGAAATATTACAAACGCCATTAATCTTATCTAAATTTTGTGTTATATTTACTTGATAAATTCCAACACCACCTGTTGTTCCGGTTATTTGGTTTAACACAGTTGTATTTAAATCTATTTCTGGTCCAGATAATGTTGTTCCGGTTACTAAATTATTGTCATTAATACTATAAACAAATAACTTGTCACCAAATATATCACAAGTACCATTCAATTGTTGTGTTGAACCACTAAAAAGTTTTAATCCTTGGAAGAATACATTCATATCATCAACCAGTTTTGGATAAAACCCTGGGTTCATAAATGTTATTGAATTTGATCCTGATGTTATATTATCCTGTAATGTTATATTTCTGGTTATTCCATCTATATTTAATGTATATGTTTTTGTTGAGGATGAAAAAGTTGGGTCAAAATTTCCTAAATAGTTAAAATCGTTCCAACAATCATCCAAAATATCTTTACCTTCTCTATTCCATAATTTGTATCTATGCCAAATGGATCCATATTTCAAAACCCAGACATAAGGTAATTTATTTGTTGTTCCAAATTTTTTAAGTGTTGATACAATGTAATCCAAATCTTCTGTTGAATTATTTGTTTTATACCTTTCTCTTAAAGTTGCTAATGGTAGACTATTCAAAAAAAGGTATGCTGGAACCTTATAAGAGTTTAAATCTTTACTGTCATATCTAAATTTATAAACACCTTGTTGTAGTGCATTTATAAAATATGGTGAATTGAAAATTGATGTTGTTTGATTTTCAGTTAGATTACCAGTGTATGCAGAATAGTTCAAATTACCTTCTGTTATGAATTGTTTATCTGGTTCTCTTGTTTGGTAAAATTCTTTTAGATTTGGATTTACAACTTGTGACCAAACATCGCTTGTGTAATTAAAATTACTTATTGGTCGTTTGGTTAGAGAGTCGTCGTCTTCTTTAAAATTTGTAATCGTTTTATGTTTTGTATTGTAAATTAATATTTTATTTGTGTTGAAAATATCATTTATTCCATTAATTGAATTACCGTTTGCCAAATATTTTTTACCCCAATCTAAATTTGTTATTGGGTACATATCAGAAAATTCATAATTATTACTTGTTGATTGTAACTCTATGTAATTTTTTATTTTACTTTCATCTGTTAAAGAAACATTTGGTTGCGATGTTGAACTTGGTATTACCTTTTTATTGAAGATTTGAACCGAGTTTTCAGCTTTGTTTTTTAGGTATGGTGTTACAAACTCACCTCTTATAAATTTTTGCCAACTTTCACCTTCACCTTGATTTGATATATGTCTTAAAAAGGTTAAAAAATTACCTGAATCAATTAAATATTGTTTTAATTTTTTAGTCAGAAATGGTGTATCGCTACCTAAACTTTTTAATATGTTTATTTTTTCATTTTCAGATTCTACAGAATATACACCAGATTCATAACCACTTAATCTACTTAATCTTGAATAGAAAGTATTGATCATAATTCTTTCATATATTTCGTAATAAAATTTTACCTCTTCTTTATTTTGAAAAACTTCGTTTGATACTGGAAAATCAAGTGCATTTAAACTTAATCTCGAAGGTTGTAATTCTGAGTTTGTTGTATCCCCAATATTAGGTTGAGGTGCTTCCCGTTCAATAAAACCCTTAATGTATTCTTCAACAAACTCAACTTCTGGCCAAAGTTCAGTTATATAAGCTTTTGTTAGTGATGCAATTTTTGGGTCACCTGGATATTTTGTTTCAAATTTTTCTTGACCATCATCACCAAGTTTTTCTACAATAACTTGAGGCCAAGGATATATTGGGTCTTTATCTTGTGAACTTTTTACATCAACACTTTGCACTGTTGCCGAAGAAAGTATTGCCGCTTTTCTATACGGGTTTTCTCTAACATCCCAAGCCGCAGTGTGTACATCATCCATTAATCTTAAAAATGCTTCACCTTGTGCAAAAAATATTGCCATAATATTTCTAATAGTTGGTTTAAATCCAATACCACTATCTTTTTTTGCTAATTGTTCTGCTAAATTTTCAGTAATTTTTTGTTCTATTTCATTTCTTAATGTTTTAACATTTTTGGCGGCCTCATCACAAATACTATTAAATTTACCTTGTCCATCGAATGTAAACCAATCGTTATTTTTTACTTCATTAATTGTTCTTAATTTAAACTCATCAAACAATGTTCCACCAGAAGTTTTTTTTCCGTTAGTTTGAGTATAAGATTTTTCATAATCAATATCTTCAGGTGTTACATCAATTGCAAAACTTTTTGTTGTAATATCTAAAGGTATTTCACTTTTATTTTGTTTACCACCAACAGTATAACTTCCATTTTTTCCACAAACACTATTTGATGATAGTTTTTGTGTAAATTCTTTTATAATTCCATCTAATTCAGTTGCTGCTCCTACTTTTTTTTGTATTGTATCAATCTCTTTTTTAAACTTGTAAACTTTTTTTTCACTTATTAGTATTAATGGAAATTTAACATCCATATATTTATTATACCAAGAATCATTATTGAAAAATACTTTTTTTTGTAATTCTGTTAGTAAAGTTTGGTAATTATCAATTTCAGTTAGTGAGCCTAAGTTTTCTTTTGTAAATTTATCAAGAATTTCTTTTATAAAATTATCTAACTTTGTCTTTAATGTTAATATTGTATATTCAGGAAAGTCATCGTCAATTAGTCCTTTAGCTTTATATTCAGAATAAACTTCTCTCATTTTTTGGTAACCTCTTGAGACAACGGTAGGTGTTGTGTTATTTGATGATTGGACTACTGGTGTCTGTTGTGTTGTTATTTGTGATTGTTCGGATACTTGATTTGTACTAACAAATGAATTGTACATATGTGGTACTGCTAACATATGACCCCAATTAATGTATGACATTATACCATATTTATATCCATATAATTTTAAAGTAATTCTAAAATTGCCAGATGTTCCATCAAACTGTGAATTAAATGTTTGTAACATAAGTGGCATTCTAACCGCTTTTCCATAAAAACCTTTTAGTGTTAAATAAAAAATTGGATATGGTAATTGAAAAAATGCAGCGTATGGTGAACTATTACCACCTTCAAATAAAGCTCTACCTTTTACGTCTTCTAAAGTTATTGAAACCTGGGGGTAGAAACTTGTATCGACATCGACACTAATTGATTTAATACCCAACATTCCATTATCAACAGCAC